CTCATCTGATCTCCTGGTTGATAATAAAAAGAAGCATCCCTATCATACTCAAGATCACCTAGTACTCCAGTAACCTTTACTCGTACTTCATCATCACCTATTCTTGTGTATGCATAATCTGGTGTGGTGATATTTTGTTCTAACTCTAACGCTACTGGAGACTCTAATCCAAAAAATTGTGTTGAACTCTTTGAAGTATATTCAATTTGCTGCTCAACACCATTATCGAATACAACTAAAGTTCCTTCATCTTTAAAACTGAGAGTTGAGTCTACATCAATATAAGTTTGACCAACAGCTACTTGATTTGTAACTCTCGTTTTTGGGTGTACACTAAAGACAAATGTCTCCAGTTCTGGGTTATAATCTAAACTAAGTCTAAAATATTCTACGCCGTCTCTAAAGATTCTCTCTACGTCTGTAATAGTACCAGCTGCTTTTGGAATAGTAGCAGTGGCATCCTGATTGAGAGTTCTATTTACAAGATCTTCTGGGTCTCCAAGCAGTCTCTCTACAACCAAATCTCTGGTGATTCTATAATCAGCATCAGATGGTTGAATAAGGAAATCTCTAGGTTTTACAATATCAACATCAACACCATAAAGCAGTTTGAAGAGAACTTCAAACGAAGAATTTGCACCCTTTGCTGAATAAAAGTCTTTTAATCTAGAAACAGCAACTTTTTCGTTGAGTGCCTCAAAGAATTTGAGATCATCAAATCCAGGAGCATACTGTTTCTTATATTTTTTATATAATTCGGTTAAGAGTAATGCATTTAAGTTGAATACACTCTCACCACTAGTATGAACACCTACTAGACTTCTTTCAAACTCTGGAGGTTTAGATTGTGATCCATAGTAAGAAGTAATTCCAACAAAACCCCTAGAACAACCATCAAAACTAGTTGGTGTTTTAGTTTTATAATGAATCAACTCATCATCAATCTTAATGAGTCCATTCCTTTCTGGAAATCCAAAAGTGTCAGTTACTCGTACAATATTTGTACTTATACCAACAACTTCTGTAGAATCAGTTTTAAATACGAGTTCTGCTAACTGATTTAATTCAGTGTAACTATCAATATTATTGACGATATCAAGAGGACCACCAGGATCTTCTAGAGTTTTATAGTACTCTACTAAAAACTCAACGAATTCTGGATACTGATCTCTAACGTACTGAGGAACTTGGTCCTGAACGAGATTCTTGATTTGAACTCTTTTTTGCATATCCTTATAACCTTACGTATGCGCCGTTTAAGTAGCTAGATGATACTATGTATTGAGATCCAGAGAGATCCGCTCCAGAGGAGATAACATCAGAGATCATTTTACAATCGGATGTAGTAGTATCAAGTTGTAGATATAAATCCTGAAGACCAATGATGTCATTTGACTTAGGAATTATGGATACTTCCATAACATTGTCGCCAAATTTTAGTTTTGACGTATTTACAAAGTTGAGAGCATTCAGTTTGATTTCTCCTCTCTCATAATCAACAATTCCAACGTTTTGTCTAACAATGATAGGTTGTGAAGATGCATCTAACTTGAATGCAAACACAACACCCGTCAATCCTTGTCCAGTTGGAAAATCACTGAAATAAACTGTGCCTTCTATCCCTTCAATTTGAACTCCACTAGTTTTGATGTTATACCCGCTTTGATTCTTAATATGAATTTTATTACCAAAACAAATTTCATTCTCGCTGAATACATTTAATACAAGTTTTACATCTCTTCTAATGGCAATAGAAGTAATATTGGAGGTAATTGCAGCGGATGTGTCGTCAATCAGTTTCAAAAACTTACTGTATTTGAATCTTGAACCATATCTATTTAACTCATCAGAAGCGGCGTACTTTTCAATATTTCTAGCCACCAACGACTTGATGCCATCAGCAGAACCAAGATTCTGGTTGTAATAAACGTTACTGTAATATTCAATGTAGAGGTACTTCAGATCAATAAATTCAGGAACAATTCCTGCTACCGCATACCCTCTCAGAAGAGTTTTAATATTGTCTTTTACAATGTTGGGTAAATATGAACCATTCTGAGGTTTTACCGTGATGAAGACTTTTCCATATTTTGGTGGGTTCAGTTCTTCACCACCAAAGACAGATACTGACTCTGCTTCTGGATAAATCTGAGGAATTAGTGCCTCATAGTCGTTAGCGGTAACTGCTCTGTTTTGAGAGGCATAAACCCTTGGAGCAAGCTTCTTGATGGACTCTGTACTCTCAATAGGAGCGCCGTATGCGGTGCCCTGGATCGTCTCTACGAGGGGTGAAGTGATCTTTATGGGTGATCCGTTGTTATCGATGAATCTACCAGTAAAAGAGAACTTATTGATGCCATTTGCTCTCTCACCGTTAGTCACAATATATGTGACAACAATATAATTTGCGTTATTCAGTTTACTACCAAAACTACCATCACCAAAGATTAACTCATATCTAGAATCAGCAATTTCATTGATAAAGAATACATCATCAGTTGACTTAATGGCAGTCAGGTTATCTGCTCTTTTATATACTCTTGTTATATTACTATTTCTATTCTCCCTTACCTCAACTCTAATTTGACTAGTGTCTATTCTTGCATTTTGCAGGATAAACTTTTGATTTTTATTATTAGAGTCTACTGTAAATGTATTCTGAACGTAAGCACCTTCGTAAATGGTAACTTCATCAAAAGACGCTACATTACCACTTACTGGAACGGTAATATCCTCTGGAATTGTAAACACATAGTTTCTTCCAGCGTAACTTCCTGCAGAAGTTGCAACGATACCCTTCTTCAAGGTCACAGATACTGGGTTAGTTGCAAAACTAGACAGATCTAGATAAAAACTAATTACTCCTCTCGCAGAAGTAACTGATCTAGGAATATAACCTAGATTCCTTGCTATTGATACTACATTCTCTCTTAAGGTTGCTCCATCAAGGAACACCTCATTAGTAAGCATATTAGCATTGTAAGAGCTAATATACGTGTTATATGCTAAGGTGTCTAGTAATACTGTAAAGTTAGATCCCTCAAAGTCATAGTCAGTAAAAGAACCATCAGCTCTGAGGTAACTTTTTATTGACTCTTTGATTTCATCAAAATCTAGAGATGATACGTTGACTAGTGACATTTATCTTGTGGGTAGTAATACAAACTGTAACTGCTGTGCTGTTGCATCAATACCTATAATTAGATACTTGATAGTAACTTCCATAGCACCATCATCATAATTTGGAGTTACAATTACTTCTGTCAAGTCAACTCTAGGTTCATTATTCCTTATAACAGCTTCGATTTCGTCCTTTAGTGCCCTTGCAGTAAAGAAGTCAATATTCTCAAATAACAGTCTATTTACAGCACACCCAAAATTTGGGTCAAAAAACTTCTCCCCTTGAATTGTAAGTACAAGATTTTGTACAGCACGGGATATAGCATACTCATTTTGCAAAGAAAGTAAGTCCCTCGTTAAAGGATTTTTCTTTAACGTGAGACTTATATCTCTAAAACTGCGACTTACTCGCTCTAATGGCATGATATTTAGGAAAAGCGTACTTTTTCAGTTATTTAGTACACTTTTTCCTAGCTTCAGTCTTCCAAATGCTCCAAATAAACTTCTTCAGGGGCAAACACTTCTTCTTTTTGCTTGGCACGACGCTTACGTGCTGACATATCAAGGTATTTGTCACTGTCAACTTCGGTAATTAGCGTCATTCCCTCCTGAATGAAGAGTTCTCCCTTATCGACTTTGTGATAATTGCCCATTTTTTGCTCCGTAACTTGAATTTGGAACTTTTAGAGGGGTTACTATCCCTATTGTGTGTCAAGAGGTCTGTTTTCTTGCGATTTATAGGTCTCAAGACCCTCTTCTTCGCGTTCTTTTGCTGTTTTCCAGAAGTATTCGTCTTCTCTACCCATTCCAAGACGTTCAAAACCGTTCTCGACAGAGTAAAACTCAGTAGAAACCTTAAAATCAGGTTTCTTGGGGTCAACAGGAGTCAAACTATTGTCAAAAATACGCATTCTATTGTTTGGATAGAGTGCATATTGACCATTCTCCATCTCAATTAGGTTATGAGACTTATGCTCAGCGGGATTTTCGCTTGTTGCATAGTCAATCATATCACAATCTTGGTGATAGTTGTCTATTGTACAGATATATGTTCCTTTTTCAATGCCATAGTCTCTAGTATATAGTTCAAAGTCCATTGATCCAATGAATTGTTTGTGAATGGATACAACACCATAGTCCATACAATTCCAAAATTGCAGGTTTGGTAGATCCATGTCAGGATCAGGGGTCTTTGGTTCCGAGAGAAACGCGCTGATAGGTAACTTATCGTACATTGCAGCATACTCTGGTAAGTATGTCTCAAAATAAAAAGCACGTCCAGGTATACTCTTACAAGATACCCAAACGCCCTTTACAAATTCACCATGACCAAATTTGTGATCGGTGAGATATTCTTTACGTACCCAAACCTCAACAGCAGGAAGGTTACAAATTAACGCCGCCATAGCAATAGTTCTTAACTATTACTATTTACCCTATCATCGCCCCTGTCCACGGTAACGCTTTGGTTTAGAGTTCCGAGATGTCGCGGCGTATTTGGTATGTTGTCCGCTTCCCTGACGAGTTTTTTTCGGGGTTGACTCGATGAAAACGCTGCCCATCATGGACTTTTTAACTTTTGCCATAATTAATCAAGAATTGGTTCAAGTGAAATAAATGAAGGATCTATAGGTTCACCTTCGTAGTAACGCTCGGAGAGGTCTTGTAGGACCTCTGTGGACTCATCCAGAGTGATTCCCTGGACGAGTACCTCACCATTATAACAGATGTTATAAAGGACATCCATCAGATAATACGCATCTTTTCGTGACCAACACGGATACGAGGATCGCACCACGTCTCGACGCCAGCTTCCTTGGCATCCAGACAGAACGATACGTCTTCTCCACACATATCCTGAACTCCGCCAGACTCAAAGACTTGCATCTTAGGAGCGAACCAAGGGTATTCGAGACGCTCAAAGACGCCCTTACGAATCAGCACCCATCCAAAACCAGTGTAGTCAACCGTAAAGGGTTTACGACGTTTTGCCATGGACTCTACAGTCTCATGGTTCATGACACCACCGTTCTTACGGAAGTCGTCTTCGTCCAACCAGTGAGCAACACTCGTAGTGACTCCATCTTCTGTTGCATACCATCCAGCAGCAATCTCACGCTCAGGTACTTCGTTACCATCTTTGTCAGGACCAGGAACTGCAAGATCACACAGTTGCCAGAACTTCTCAGAGGTAAACACAATGTCGTTATCAATCCACAGTTGATAATCGTAGGGGAGTTTACCATCCCAGGGTACTTGCTTAGGACCACGCAGAA